ACAATTCCTTTGATCTCGTTAAACCTCAATACCGCATTCATAAATTCATTATGCGGTTCTTGTTGTGGGATTGCGTAATCCTCAATAAAATCTTCTTTCGATTGTCTCTTTTCGTCAGCGTTATTAGAAAATCCATTGTCACCTTTCATTCCAACCACTAAAGGCGAAACGGTATGCGCTGTAAATATTTCGTCTCTGATTTGATTATTAAGATTTACATAGCGATCATCTTGACCATTCGGTGCGATTTGTTCAACCTTTACACCTTGATCTGATTGTTCGTTAAAAGCAAGTATAGCAGCACCAGCATTATCTGTGCCGTGTTTTGCTTTATCCCACATTTCCTGAATTTCTGCTTTCTGGTCATCGTCTGGATCACCATTGAAGAAATTCACTAATAGACCCGCACTGAATCCGTTCTTTACATTGTGCTTAACAAAGTTCCCAACCTCCGCATCTGCATCAATGTAAGGAATACCTTGAATGTAATTAGGCAATGGATAAGTATCATTGTCGTATTCGTCGTCTTTGTAATAAACAATATAACGTTTTGACTTATCGATTTCCTTTTTATCCCACGGAAACGGGTGAAATTCTTGAAAGTCTTTATTCTCTTTTGCCTTTGCTTTTTTACTCCAATCTCTAGTATACCAGTATACTGCGGGTTTCTCTGACTTGTCTTCGTTATACTGAGTCGGAGCGATACGAACAAATCTAAAAGGTAGATATTTAGGCGTCCAAACTTTACCATCCTTACTAGGTATCATTTCAGCACAAAAACCACCATGCTTTTGATGATCTCCAATATTCTTTTTTGTTACCTTTCCTTGATTTGCTTTGGCTAAAAATGACTGAACTTCGATTATCTCAGATACACTTAATCCAGTTTTTTCAACCTCCCATCCACGCCCGTAAACGTATCTAGTTTTCGCTTTTAAGATAGCACCGTTTTTAGGCGAAGTCTTTGAAAGGTAATCTATGTATTGAGGGTATTGATTGTACCATTCTGGATCAGTCCCAAATACAACCCACTGAACGTTGTTTTCTGTTTTCAATTCAGGCAAATTGACTTTACCAAACTCTAAAAGTTTGCCAGTCTCACCATTCATTAAAAAGATATTATTGCTCATGTGCTATATATGTTACTTCAATTTCATGCTGAATATAAATCGATCTATCCGTTGCGTCTGACAACCACATCATTCCTCTCTCTACAATTCCACTTGCTAAATCAGGATCAAGATTGGTTGAACTTGCTTGTTCGTAAATAGTATAGTGATATTGCCCTACGTTTCCTAATATAATCTTATTCGCTCCGCTTCCTGAATTTATTACTTCGATGTTAAACAGATTTGAGTTTTGTCTAGCAACACCCGCTACTGATACATCTGTAAAAATCTGGTAGTATTTTACTTTTGTAGTATCGTTTTCAAACTCAAATAAATAGTAAACCGTTCCTGTTAGAGTTGTTTTTTCCTCCAATGTAAGCGGCACATTTGTATTAACTGTTGATTTACGAAGCTGCATTCTTTTTGCCTTTCTTCTTTTCTACTGGAATAACTTCTGTAACGTCTGCAATCTTTTCACTCAAAGGGGACTTATCAAAAACATCTAATTCAAGTAACTTGTAAAGTTTAAATTGTGCTGGATCATCAACAACAATTCCAGTCATTAACATCCCGTTAGGTGCTTTCTTTTGAAAGGCCGTTCCGATACATTCAAATTTAATTCTTTCCATGCTGTAAATTTACAAAAAAAAAGCAGGCATTTGTGTAGCCTGCCTTTAATAATTTATTCAGTATTTATTCCCTATGAAGGGTTACCAATCACAAGCGATGCAATTACTGTTGGGTCTACTGTATAACGATCTTTTGATTCCTCAATTCCCGTCAATGTATAGCCGTTCATGTCTCCGTATGCTTTTCCAGATGAACTGTTAATAGAAAATTCCATTCCAGTTTCAATTCCAAAAGCGTGGTAAACACCATTCAAATCTCTAACGATACAGATATTTGGTTTCTGAGTGACAAGTTTTAATTCTACGTTTTTAGCTGCAGACATTTTCATCATCAAAAGAACCAAAGTATTTGCAATAAAGTTCACTCCAGTTTCAGGTGTATTTGTATTCGCACCGTCAAAGTTCTGAGTGTTTTTTCTTAATCTATAACGGAAGAATGAAGTACCACCGACTTGTGTTAGTACTGTAATTGCGCCCGCTACTGTTGTAACTGTTGTGATGTTTTCCTTTTGTGTAATCAAAAAAGAACCCGGCTCTAAACCACCAACACCATCGTTACATTCAATATCAAAACCAGTTGTAAGTAAACAAGACATATTTTTTTATATTTTAAAAAGGGGCTTTTTACACCCCTAAATTTTTACTTTATTTTCCTAGACTATGATACTCCTAATTGGAACAATACAATTTCATTCCCATTGTTGAATTGTACACCGCGCTTGAAGGCGATCAATGATTTGTGAACTCTATCGTCTTTAGAATACCAAACTTCCATTTTCTCTTCTTCTGCGTCGCCATCTAATCCAATTGTAATATTGTCTGCGTATGTAAGAACCATTTTGTCTGTACCCGCTAAACCAACAGTAGGTTTAAGAATTACATTCGTACCGTAAAGCATATCATCACCATCTTTCGATTGATAATGGAAAAGGTTTGCGTTTTTCAAAGCAAGTAAATACATTTTGTAATAAGTTCTAGGTAACCACAAATAAAGTTGGCGACCTGAGTCTGGTGCATCATCTTCCAAATCTTCTGGCACTACCGTCCACATTGCATCCAATACAGCTAAGATATTTGATACAGTTGGAGCAACCAATAAGCCGCCTGTGTTACCTTGAATTACTGTTGCATCAGCAAGAAGTAGTTTTAATAACCCATTGTATTTGTTTAGGTTAGCATTTCCTGAAGCAGTATCTCCTTGAAAATCTGCTTTCGCTAATTGATTCGCAACAACGTTCAGTTTTTTAGCCATCCATTTAGATTCGATTTCGCCCGGAATAGTTTCCTCACCTTTCGATCCTTTTGCTACTAATTCTTGCGCCCAAAATCCGTTAAGAGTTTTAACGCACAAATCTTCCATGATTGCGATAGCGCCAACTGTAATATTCTTTTCAGTTAGTGTAGTTGTACCTGAAGCGTTATACGAACAACCATCCGATTGAAACGGTGCGGTAGTTGTCATATAATGAAGTCTTGCAACCTCTTTAATTCCTGTTTGTTTTGCTACTACATCAGCCAGTCCTGATTTAGCTTGTAATTGCATTAATAGACCAAACTTATTTTCGTCTACGTATGCGGTTAATCCTGCGGTGTTAAATGCCATGAGTTCTTATTTTTTAATTGTGAATTGTTCAAAAATGTTTTTAGGTTTTTCTTTTTTTGCGAAAGGGTTGTTAACCGTTACAACTGGTGTCTTTGCATCTTCTTTTAGCAAAAGCTCAAACGATTCCTTTTGGAATTTTTGAGCCTCACTAAATTTGTCTGTAAGTGTTTTGTTTTCTGTGGTTAAATCCTCTATCTTTTTATCAGTGTCGACTTTATATTTGTCGAATGATTCTTTTAATTCAGAAGCGTAACGAGATACTGTCTCAATACGTTCGATCATTTCTTTTACTGATGGTGCAGCGCCTTCTACTGGTGGTGGTGTATCTTTACCTTCTTCACCCATCTCAACTTCCTTTTCAGTGATTGAAGCAATGATACCATCTTGTTCAACGATTATGATTCTACCGTCAGCCAATTCATATCCTTTTGGATTTGCTGGTGCTGGCATTGGCGTACCATCTTCTGCATATAATGCGATTGCTGATCCTACTTCTACTGTTGGTTCGATTGTTACTTTTGTAGCACCGTCTACCAACATTAAGTCTTCAAACTTTTCGATTGTGCCGCATGATTTATCTTTGCAGAAAGCAACTAATTTATCAATGCGCTCTTTGTTTTCGTCAATAGTCACTGCGAATGGCAAACCAGATTTCTTGAAATAGTCTTTGCACATTTGCAACAAACTTTTATTGTCTTTTTTCTCACTCATATATTAAACACGTATTGTTGATTTTTTTGTTATGCGAGGCTTTGTAGAAAGGATTCTAATTGAGATTCGATACTTACACCGAATTTTTCTTCTATGAATTTACATTCAATTGAAAAGCCGTTGTACTCACCAGCCAAAGCCTTGTTGTAAATTTCGTCGTTATCGCATTGAACGATTCCAAACCATGAACCATCTGCTTCAGTGTTAAATCCTTTTGCGGGTGCAATGCCTAATTCTGAATCTAATTCCCAATGATTTCTAACATAAACACCCTCTGCAAATTTGTTTGTTGCGTGGTTTTCGTTTAGGTTTTTATTGATGCCGTTCTTTGCCCAATTGTCTACGATTTTACGTACTGATTCTTTTGGGAATATTACTTCGTAAGTCCCTCTCTGAGCGTCCCAACGTGGGATTTTCAAATCAGCGATCATAAAATAGCCCATTAAGATACGTCTGGATTTATCGACTTCTTTAAACTTGTATGGATTAGGCTTGTTTGAAAAAGCCATGAAATTAGATTCAGTTGCGGGTTCATTTACGAATGCAATCTGAAATTCTAATTGGTCGCCGTCTGGTAAATTGAGTTTATAAACCTCCATGAATTAAACACGTATTGCGTTTAATTTTGTTATTTAGAAGGTTGCCTCAGAAATAATAGCCTTTACTTTATTTTGCTTTGCTGTCATTTC